TATCGCTCGAAAGGTCGAGACATGCGTAGACTCTACCCACCGTGGTCCGCCTTACAAGACGGGTGGCGCTCTTAGTATTTCTAAGGCTAGGTATGAATTTAGCCCTAGTAAGGTGTTCATCCGAGGCGGCCAGTTATGGTCAAATACTCAGATGATACCCTCCTTCTTTGGTAATAGTCCTGCGGTACCAACATTGTTGGCGCCTACGGATTATTCCTCGTTGGAGTCTAAGGGATATGCCAAGTTTCGCCCCGGGAAACCGGAGGCGAATTTTGGACAATTCCTGGGTGAGCTTAGCATGATACCAACCATTCCGTTGCGTCAAATACTCAAAGCCCGTACTACCCTAGATCGTTTTAGGGGTATGGGTGGTGAGTATCTAAACGTGCAGTTTGGTTGGCTCCCTTTCGTTAAAGACCTACAAGACATGTACAAGCTCACTAAGAACTTGGATCGGCGGTTAGCCCAATTGCGTCGGGATAACGGCAGGTCGGTCAGACGAAGGGGTTCTGTGTACGTAGCTCCTGTAGGAAGCACTGTAGTCAACTCGACTACATCAACGGGGGGCTTTATGTACCCCACGTTTACTACCGCTTCCTACTTTACTCTCAACATGCAGAGGTCAGTCTATACGACTGATGTAACTAAGGCATGGTTCTCAGCTCGGTTCCGATATTTCGTAAGAGATATCGGTTCCTTACGCTGGGAAAACCGTGCCGTAGCCGCATTGTTTGGGTTAAACCCAACACCCTCTTTATTGTGGGAGTTGCTACCTTTCTCATGGTTAATCGACTGGGCTGTTAACGTGGGGGACGTCTTGTCCAACATGTCTAGCAACGCAGTAGATAACCTTGTTGCGGAATATGCTTATACCATGGTGTCGAGAACATTCACTGAGAAAGTGGATGAACAAGGCATCATGAAGCTCTCCAATGGTAGTCCGTTTCCAGTAGCTGCTTCAGCTAGTAGGATACGGGAGACCAAACAGAGGTTCCGCGCATCACCTTTTGGTGTTGGCTTAGTGCCTGGCTCCCTTTCCGGGAAACAGGCATTGATACTATCAGCGCTGGGAATATCCCGTCGCTGGTAGCGTGACTAACGTCACTTCTACCAACACTAAGGAAAGATGCTTTGTTTTCTGATCCACAAACCGTGACCGTAAATGCGGTTGCGCAAACGCTTGCTGCAATCTCGAGAGAGGAACTTAAGTCTATATCCCGCGAAGACGTTGCGGAATATGAACTGGTTATCTCTCATCAGGAGAACGGCAAGAGGAATCGTAGAGTTGTTCGTCTTAATCGGACGACTGTCTCTGCGGATCCGTTCATTCCAGCAC